GTATTGTTAGACGTTTGTCTAAATGTCTAATTGCGGGCGTTGACACTGTGTCAATGGTTGTATATGCAACAATATGTGCTAAGTTACGGTTACGTAACCGTAGGTTGGTTGGGGGGTATTGTTAGACGTTTGTCTAAATGTCTAATTGCGGGCGTTGACACTGTGTCAATGGTTGTATATGCAACAATATGTGCTAAGTTACGGTTACGTAACCGTAGGTTGGTTGGGGGGTATTGTTAGACGTTTGTCTAAATGTCTAATTGCGGGCGTTGACACTGTGTCAATTTTTTCATTGTCCTGCTTCGTTTTGTTTTCGGGCGTGTCGTTGTTTTGTTTGTGTTATGCTGTAGTTATCCGCTTCGAGGGAAAGGAAATAAAATGAACACCGTTGTTTCGTTTGATTGGTGGCACAAGTATATCACAGTGGCATTCACTGACCACAATACCGCGCACTATTTTTCGATGGGTAATGCCGTTACCGTCAAGGGTGTGAAAGCGCGTATGCGTCGGGAACTGCATAGGGCAACGGGCGTGCAATTGTCCAATCTGAGGTATTGGCGGACAGATGGCTCCATTGACTACTATCGTGCGAACAGAAAGGGTGAGTGACATGTTCACTTCTGTTTTCGTCATTTGCGCGTGCATTATTGGTATTGTTGTTGTTTTTGGTGAGATATTATAGGGGTTCTTATGTTTGGCGTAATACAGTTTCTTCTTTGCTTGGTAGGTTTCGTCGGTTGTTTGGCCGCTATTGTCCTTATGGTATCCACGGCCAAGGAGCTTTGGCCGTGTGATATTTGGCAGATTTTGCTTCTTGTTCTTTTTGTAATTGTGTTGTGCTTGTGTGCTGCTTTGTTTGTGTGCTTGAGCGTGGTACCGGTTACAGTCTGATAGGTGGTGATGCTATAATGGTTGGCATGATTGTTGCCGTCTGCATTCTCTCTGTGCTGTTTCTTGCGATGGCGGCTACAGTGTTTTGCGAACTACCGCGCAACGCGCGTGACGTGTTCTGTTTTTTGATCATGCTCGCTGTGAGCGTGGCTATTGTATTGGTTTTTGTAGTGAAAGGGGCCTGAAATGGTTAAGGATGACAGGAAGATTGCCACGTTCCACTCTCCGTTTAGGGGTGGTGACGTTGGATTATGGTATTGCGCACACCGTGGCGTGTACGAATTGCGGTATGATGTCCGGTTTTACTCGCAGGACGGATTGACCGATGCCGTTGCATTGGTTGCGTATGATGCATGCGACTACGATCAAGTGGTTGACATTATCGTTGATGCTACCGATTTGGCGCTCACTCCGCTTTTAGGAAGGAATTAACCGTGTATTTTCGTGGTTGGATTCACTCATGGGTGTGCGGCACGTGTCCGGACGCCGATAATTATTGGCGGTTGCGCGCTTTTTGGGCGGGGAGACAGCATAAGCGGAGCGCGTATAATCCGCCGAAACGCTGCCCTCGTCCTGATGTGTGGTTGAATATGTGGTTGTATGGTGACAGCGATTTTGTTGATGAAGTGGAGTTTTGAGCATGTATGGCACTTTCGTGGCTCTCGCATATTTGAAAGATGCGCATAAACCGCCCATCGAGGTAGGCTACGCGCCTACATATGAAGGCGCGTCTAACTTGATTAGGCGGTGGGCGGCTATCCGCTCTCATGTGGAAAACATAGCGTACTTCCTCGTCGAGGAGCGGTATTATGTTTAGGCGCGGTGATGACAGGCGCCCTATCTATCGCATGCGTGACTTCGATGACTCTATCATGGAAAGCAAGCGTATTGTCCGCGCCACGAAAGGCCATAAACGTGAGCTGAACTTGAAACGTTTCGATATGGGGTATGGTGATTTTGAAACATGCTGTCGTGCCGTGAACATGCTATGCGAACTGTGGCGGGACGCGCCTAGTGAGTGGTTTTCGCAAGCGGTTGTCATGGTGTCACAGATTGCGGGCAGCTTGAGTACGTGGGACGGTTTGGCAAGCGTATTGTCTCGAACGTTCGATGTCGAATATTTGGACGGCTCGATTAATCCGCCTAACCTGATTGCATGGTGTGCCGTCTGCGCCGTCAAGGGCGGCACCTCGTATGATTGTTGCGCGATTTTCGACAATCTGCAAGCCCAAAATCTTATTATTACCGTGTTCAAAAATTTTGACAGACTGGAAACAACACGATATAATGACAATGAATTGCAAAAAATCTTACAAGGAGTGTGAACACATGGCTAGGACAAAAACCGATATTTTCCGCACGCGAGTGTACGCTGTGCTCAAGGGTATGGAATTGGTGGACGGCGACTTTATGGAAGCTGAACACGTTATCGATGGGCGACTTAAGGACGCACGCGCGTATTCGATTCGTGCGAAGAAACTGTTTCCGAATTTCATCCCGCGTTCCATCAATATTTTTTCGCAGAAAGTCTCAATGAATGAGGAAACTTTTTACAAGTATGCGACTTTTGAGGAACCGCGAGAATGGAACCCAGAAGAACATACAAAACGACACGCCGACGTTGAAAATAATGACGGCATGTGATATAAAAGATTTTAGGCATAAGCCTGAAAACAAAACAAAAACAATCTAGGAAAGGTTAAACAATGGAAAACAATAACACCGCACTCGTCGCATTCAATACCGAAAACACCGAACTCGGCACCGTCCAGCACTTCATCGACACTTCGACTCGTGAAGGCAAAATCAAGCTCTACAGCGCATTGCAGAACGCCGAAAAGCTCGATGAACACCTTAACGAGCCACTGAATATGACGAACGCAGTCGCACAGGCGGTGCAGGTGACCGACGACCAAACGGGCGAAATCTCCAACACCGTGCGCGTCATTATCTTGACCGACGACAACAAGGCATATGCGGCCACCTCTCCAACCCTCGCCGCCGGATTGAACACCATGTTCGGTATCTTCGGCACGCCGAATACTTGGACGGAACCGCTGTGCATCAAGGTGGTTGAACGCCGTTCTCGTCGTGGGTTCAAGTTTTTCAGCACTGAGCCGGTGGACGAAGAGACGAAGTAAACTTGCTATAATCGCAATGTGAGTTCACCATGAGAGCACCCTTGTTGGGTGCTCTCTTTATCTGAAAGGACTGCAACCATGTCACGGAAGAGGAAGAAACCAGCACCCCGCGCAGTCGTATCACAGAACTATCGCACCCACCAAAAGCCGGACATTAGCAACGTTGCCATCAAAGCCAATAGACAGCAACGCAAGCACATTAAGAAGATGCAGGCCGCGCAAGCACGTGCCGCACGTAATGTTACGCAGCTTGGCTCATACTCTCACTCGAATCTTGCCAAAACCGCGGACAAACAATTGGTCAATATCGCAAAAACGCTAGGCAAGGAGTGGGAACGGCAAAAGGAACAGGCCATAGCGGAGGCGAAAGCAACCCCCTATCATGCCACCGCCGTGGAAAAACCGACGAAGAAAGACATCATGTTCGCCCAGCGCACGCCCATCACCAACGCGCAGATTGACGCGGAGCCGGTGGCGAAACGACGCAAACTGCTCAGGCAGCAGCAGCGGAAAATCAATGCGGCACGACGGAAAATCAACGAATGGAACAAGGTTCAAGCAATGCCACGACGTAGCGTGTACGACCAACGTGTGGCCGAAATCACCGGAACCACCGGTGAGGGTTTCGGACGTAATCAGATCATTCCATCGAAGCTCACTGACTTCCTGCAAATGACGAACGTGCTGAGTGATGAAGCTTTCGTGCGCTCCCAATTGGAGAGCGGACACCGTAATGAATTGCGCGAGCAAATGCACGACGTGGCCGAAATACTAGGACTACGCACAGAACAGAAACGCAAGCCATCCAAAAAACGGGGAGCAGGTAAACAAGGCAAAGACTTGTACGGCGAACATGAATGGCCGTCGTACATGAGTCGCGGACGCTATGAGGTGTTCGAGAAAATCTTAGCCACCACACTCGGCTCGAAACGATTGAAACGATTCCGCAGCCTATCCGCCGCGCAAAAGAGGGCTTTTATCGAACAGACGGACGCCCCCCGTATTGTTTTCGATTGGACGGTATACGACCCCGTTCGGCACGGTTTCACTTCGGTTTTCCGAAACAATGGCGAGGGTTATCAGCGTTCGCGCAAGCAGTTTGACCGATGGATGGCGGAAGCGGGCGCGCTGGAAAAGTAGCGGTTGGACAATAAGGGAAGTTATCTACCATGGCGATACATGACGATAAAAGAGTGGGATTATGGTGCGCAGATAACGTCATACGCTTTACGGACGGTACCGTCTTACGTGACATCACCGCACCTAACCACCTTTTGGCGTCCATCATGTCAAGCGGCAAACTCACCGTCTACATGACTAATCCCGAATCGCTAGACTCGTTTATCGCGCACGTCGTACACTCCCTCCCACACAACGAGCACAATTCTAATTTAAGCTGGGACGCGATAGTGTCGAAAAAAGGCAAATTTTTCAGCTTTAGCGTGCGTATCGACCGCGAAAATTCCGCACGATTTTTCGACGTATCGAATCTTTTACGAGAGAACTGCAGTCTCACCATGACCGACGTTCAACTGCTCAACATTTTACGAGAATACGATAATCGCAACTTGTGTAAGATAACGGCGGGCGGTGCGAGTATGGAGGCGTTCGCGTCCGGCGAGTGGAAATGGTATTACGGCAAATTCCCACAGCTCGATCTCGAAACCAAGAAGTCATTGCATGACGCCTACATCGGCGGCTTTATGCTAACCAAAGAAGGGGCGTATGGCAAGGCCATCGACGTTGACTGTAATAGCATGTATCCGGCTATATTGCGTGATGAATGGTTGCCGTGGGGCGAACCGGAACCATACAGCGGAAAATATGAACAGGATGATGACATGCCGTTGCATTGCGACGAAATCACATTTCGCGCGGAACTCAAATCGGACGGATACCCCTTTCTGCTGGACAATCGCAGCGTGTACGGGCTGAACAGACTCACCTCAACACGCGGATACGTCACGCGCGTGCTCACTGATATCGACCAAGGACTGCTTTATCGGAATTATGACGTGAGTGTCTACAAGCACGTTAGGGGGTGGAAATTCAGGCGCTCAAAAGGCTTCTTCCGTTCGTTCATCGATGAATGGGGGGAGCTGAAACAACACTCGACCGGCGAGAAACGGCAGATGGCGAAACTAATCATGAACGCGCTCGTAGGCAAAATGGCGAGCTTGCCAAAAGGCTCCGTCATGCTACCACTCTCCAAAGACGGCATAACCCTCGACTGGGATATCGCACAACGCGAAGAGTCGAATCTAAAAACCGACTACTTGCCCGTGCCCGTTTGGGTCAACGCCTATGCACGCCGCAAGCTTATGGACGTGTGCCATGCGAACGCCAACCGACTGATCTACGCCAACACGGATGGATGTATTCTGAGCGGTTGGGAGCCGGTGAGATCATGTGATATACACCCCACCGAATTAGGCAAATGGAAGATCGCCGCACGATACGAAAAATTGACTATCCTCGGAATAAACCGTTATCAAGGGTGGCGGAATGACGGTGAAGTGGATGTATGTATGGCAGGAAATATGTTTGAGAAACCTATACCGTACGAACAATTTCGGCATGGAACGCAAGTCATGGATGATTACGGCACAATGGTCGTGCTATAATTGTTGTGTCTTGTGAGCGTCGATTTTCGACTGGGAGCAACATGAGTCGGATTGCCACGGCTGAAAACGCCGCCGACCATGAAGTCACTATCGCGGCGGTAGTGCCCTACGATTGTCTCACATTTGCGCTCTGATAGGACAATTCAGGCCCTCCGTGATTGGAGGGCCATTTTATTTTCTCGCGCATGATATAATTTTGATGAAAACACTACCAACGTAAGGAGCTTTGCATGGCAGAACCAAATATTGACGGCGAGGAAACCACTACTCCGCCGCCGACAGAAGAGGAACAGCAGACGGAAACCGTGGATGACGAGGTTAAGCCGAAAGAACCGGAGCCGGAACCGGAACCGTCCGAACCGGACGTAAGCGCTCGACTTGACACGCTTGAAAAGGAATTGGCCGCATTGAAGGCCATGCTGGACACGCTCGGCTACAATGACCCCGCCCCAACCGACAACGACGGCGACGGTGACGGCGACGGCGAGTCAATCGAAGATTTGTTCGACTAAAATAGTTAGGAGATATACACAATGTCCAATATTCGACCACTTGCAGGTAAAGGTGACGTTGAGATTTTCAACGCCGTCCGTTCCGCCACCTCTCCCCAGTTTCAGGTGCGCATTCCGTCCGCGACTCAAGGCAATATCCGTAACGCGGTTGACACCATGCGCAACTTTCCATACTTGCGCGACGAGTTTACGGGGGTATTGATTCAGCGTCTTATCGGCCTTTACGTTCAGCACGCGGACTGGGATGACCCGCTGAAACTCATTGGCTCGCCGCGCACGCTCAAGCGCTACGGCAGCACCTACGAACAGGCCGCAGTAGGTCTTGTCAAGGCACGCACTCGTAATTTCAATAAAGAGTACCTTGGCGATGACGTGTATGGTCGCTACTCGCTGCCGACTGCTTCGGTGTTCCACCCCCTTACTTTCGATCATTATTATCCCGTGACCATTCCGGAAGACGCGCTGCTTACTGCGTTCGACGGCGAAAGTGGCATGTCGGACTACATCAGCGAAATCATGAACGCGCCGATTCTGTCCGACCGGAACGATATGTATTTGATGAAAACGCAGACTTTCGCAGAGTACGCGCGCAAGGGTGGTTTCTACCGCGTGCATACCCCCGACGTTGGTAAGGCCGACTCGACCGAAGCGGACGCGAAGGGCCTACTGCGTCTTATCCAGCAGGTGGCGAACGAGCTTAAGGCGTCGCCAATGAGCGCCATGCCACGATATAATGCAATGTCTTGGGTGACTCCGTGGCGCGATTCGGAAGCTATTCTGTTCGCCACTCCGCAGGTTATCGCCGCACTCAACGTTGAAGCCCTCGCCGCCGCATTTAATATCGATAAAGTCAATGTGCCGTATCGTATCATTCCGATTCCGGAAGACATGTTTGGCATCGGAGGTGCGGCTGGTAAGGTGCAGGCCGTGCTGACTACGGAAGACTTTTTCTTCTGCTGGGACGAAATGCTGGAAACCACCAACTCGCCAGTCAATCCGATTGACGGGACGCGCAACATTTTCTACAAGCATAGGGGGTCTATTACCCCTAATCCGTTCGCAAACGCCGTGCTGTTCTGGACAGGCGAAGGCTCCAACGAGTCCGTAACCTTGCCGGATACGCTCACCACCTCGAAGCCGGAGTTTACCTTGCGCGTGCGCAAGTATGGACAGCCCGCCATCACTCCAGAAAACGTGTCGCGTGGCGACTTGGTGCAGGTCGAGTCCGTCATTTCCAGTGCCAACAAGACCGAAGCTTCGTTCCAGCCGGTTGGCATCAAGTACACGCTTGAGGGTGCAAGCTCGCAGTTCACTTCGATCGATAATGACGGTATTCTGCGCTGTGGTCTCGATGAAACCGCCGAAGTGCTCAAGGTCACGGCACAGGCAACCTACATCGACCCCGCACATCCCGAAATCGACCAGACGGTTTCCGCCGCATTGTCCGTTCCGGTGGTTGGCACTTGGCTTGGCGGTTGGAAAGCCGGAGCCATCGAGTCCATTGAGATTCAGGGCGAAAAGTCGGTCAAGGTGAACGGCCATGTCGCGCTTAAGGCGATTGCCACCAAGACGGACGGCAACACCGCCGACGTGACTAATCTCGCCATGTGGTCGGTTGACGCTAATGCGACTGTTACACCTAATGGCGTGCTGACAGGTAAGACGGCAGGCGCCGCCAATGTTTCCGTGAAGTTTGCGGGAGCCACTGGGACGGCAGAAGTCACCGTCACCGCACAGTGACAATAGCAAACCGGTAAAATAGGTGTGGATAGGCTTATATCCACACCTATTATTTTTTTAGGAGGACTTTTATGAGTGCAAACGATCTGCCCATCAACTTCAGCTACGCACGATGGACACCAAACACGCGGTTTAAATTGTGCAATGTCCCGTGGGATATGGGCTACAGGGACATCGTTAAATGGAGCAAGCAAGCTCAAAAAGAGTATTTCGACCGACTGGACGGTATCGAGTTCACAAACTGTACGATGGCAAAATATGGACTGCCGGTGCGACTGCCGGTGCCGTTCGCTCAAGCGTCGCAATATAATTATTTGATTGCGACGAACGACTACGATTTCGACACCCCCCGTAGTTGGTATTATTTTATCCAGACGTGTGATTATGTCAACGCCAACACCACGCAACTCAATATCCAGCTGGACGTGTGGCAGAGCTTCCAGCATGACATCCAACTCGGCAACGCCTATGTCGAACGAGGGCATGTCGGGGTTGCGAACGAAAACGCATGGAAAGACTACGGCAAAACCTATCTCGACCTACCCGAAGGATTGGACACCGGCAAATGCACCGTGCTCACCAACGAAGCTTGGAAACCACTTATGGACGTCGGCGCGCATGATGGAGTGAAATACATATCCTATGGGCTGATTATTGTCAGCACAACCGACCTTGAGGCAGATACCGGTACCAAGGATAATCCGGTGGTCAACACAGCTACAGGCAGCGCGTTTGAAAACCAGCTCAACGGTACCAGCATGTACTATTTGGACACTCCGGCCGATATTGTCACATTTTTCACGGAAGGCATGACGGCGCCGTGGGTCACTCAAGGTATTTGCGGCATCTACGCTGTACCGCATCTGCCGCAAGCGTTATTGGACGGCCAGCCGAAAAAGACGGAACTTTTCGGCCATTCCGTCGGTTTTATTGGCAATTGTTGGGAACTCCGCAAGGCTAAAAGCGATTCCAATGCACGCTACGCGGACATTATCAATCTCAAGAACTTCCGTAATACTTTCCAGCTGCCGGAACGCTATAAGTATCTGAAAAAGTTTCTGACAGCCCCTTACGCATATGTCGAATGCAGTTGCTTGAACGGCACCGTAATCACGTATGAACCAGAACAGATACCAAGTGCCGATCTGATTATCCGCGAGTCATGGAATTACGCGCCGCCCTCGCCGCGACTCAATTTTTACGCGCGTGGCTATCATGCTGGAAACCTTGGAGAACGTCAACCATTGACGGACGGTAAAGGATTGCCAATAGATACCGGTGAAATGCTTAACGCAAGCTTTGGTATCACGAATTTCCCGACTTTTATGGCGGTGAACAATGGTAGCGCCCTTGCTCTCGCCAATTCCGCGTACACTCGTCAATATGCACAGCAGAGCGCGGATTGGTCATTTCAGAAAACGCAAATGGGTATCAACAACGCATACGCTCAGGCGCAATTGGGCACGCAGTATGCGAGTGCGCAGAACCAGCTTGGCACTAGCAATCGCAACGCTATGATGTCGATTAATAATCAAGCCGCGCAGATGTCGGCCGATTTGACGCTGAAAAATCTGAGTTTCGGGAACCGTATGAATCAGCTCAACACTATTGGCTCCGGTGTGGCGAACGCGGTTGGCTCCGCCGTCACGGGGAACGTTGGTGGCGTGGTCGGCGCCGTAGCGGGCACAGCCATCGGCGCGGTGGCTAACCAGATGAGTTACAACAATGCCGTGGACTCTAACAGCCAGCAATTGTCGAACACTTTGGCGACGAACGGCGCAACCACCTCACAGTCGAATGCCTACAGTCTTGCGCAAACAAATCTGTCCAACCAACAGACAATGCAGTTCGCGGACATGAATAAACAGCTTGCGCAGGCCACCGCGCAAGGTGATTACGAAAACACTATCGCCGGTATCAACGCCCAAGTGCAGCAGACGCAAACAGTACCCCCTACCACGTCCGGTGCGTTGGGCGGTGACGCTTTCAATCTTGCCAACGGGCTGATTGGCATCATGGTACGGTTCCGGCAGATACCGCCCGCAGCCATGCGCTCCATTGGAGAAGTATGGCTGAGATACGGATATTACGTGCAGCGATTTATGAAGCTGCCGGAAAATCTCATGGCCATGAGCAATTTCACGTATTGGAAGTTGCATGAATTGTATGTGCGCAGCTCGACGTGCCCTGAAGAGTACCGCCTGACAGTCAAAGGTATTTTTGAGTCCGGCGTGACGGTGTGGACTGACCCTGATAAAATCGGCGTCACCGATTACGCGGACAATACGCCACTATCCGGTATCGCATACTAGATATAATGGAGAGAGTTATATAACTCTCTCCATTATTTTTTAGGACGGTGATTATGAGTAAACGCAATAACGCGCGCAAAGCCGCGCACTGGGACAATCAGAGCGTTTTAGGGTCGATGTGGGGCAATCTGAATCTGCCCGAAATGCGCCAAAGCCTGAGAATCAACCAATATATGAAACTGATTGAAATGTTGGCGGTATCACGCTTCAAATGGATTAACCTACCTCCCTACATTGATGAAAGATATTTGGAACTGACCCTATTTGAAAACGGGCTTGCACTCTTTTTCCCCGACGAACGCAAGGGGGTACGCCGTTTTATGGTCACGTCGGGCAATATCGGCGGAGTCAACAATTACAACAATCCAACATTATTCCAGCCGGTTGCCACGAACTACTCGCATCCGCAGATCGGGAGCAAGGAGTGCGTTCCGATTTGGGATAATCAGCTGCGTTGCACCATGATTGACGTCATGTGGAATTACGCCACGCGATTGGCGATTGCCGACCGCGCACTAGACGTCAATCTTGACAATATTTCGGTGCCGTTGATTATCGCCACGTCCGAAACCAACAAACTCACCGCAGAAAACCTCATGAAGGCACGCGAAGACGGAGCCCCATATATCTACGTCTACGATACCGCCGACATTACGGGCATGTTCCAAACCTTCCCTAACATGACCCCGTTTTTGGCAGACAAAATTATCACCACCAAGACGCAGGTGTGGAACGAGTTAGTCAATTATCTTGGCATCGACAACTCGACCACCGAAAAAAAAGAACGCTTGCTCGAAAGTGAAGTCACGGCAGGCAACTCACGTACGAACGTGTTTCGCTTGAGCTATCTCAAGGCGCGGCAACAAGCATGCGATACGATTAACCGGTTGTGGCCGCAAATGGCAGACTTAGGCAAGCCAATAAGCATTGAGTGGAACGACACCACGAGTGGCGGTTTGCTGGACGTTGACGGAAACAAGGAGGAAGAAAACTAATGGTACAGGACTTGAGCATGTATGCTGTCAAAGACAGCATGGCGGATTACACTTTGACGCTTGGCAATCTGATTGCACGCGGTTTTGACACTGATGAAAAACTGCATTTAAGTGCGCAATATTACCCGATTTTCGACGAAAAATATAGGGCGAAATTGAACGAGAAAATCGTGGCACACTACGCACTGCGCGAGATCGGCAGCGAAACGCCACAAATGTTCGTGTTTTATCTCGGCCGCACCATGCGAGAGCAGATGGACTATTTCAACCAGCTCTATTTGTCTGCGCAACGCAAGTTCGACCCTTTTGTCACTTCGGACATTCGGCAGGAAATGGACTCAACCAGCACTAACGAGTCCAGCGGCAAATCTTCCGGCACGCAATCGAACAAGTCTACGGCGAACAGCACGTCCGACACCACCGCCGACAATTCATCAATGACGTTCAATTCGGAGTTTCCGCAAACTCGCATCGATGACTTCAAACAATTCGCCACCAGTGCGTCACAAACCGACTCGACCGGCAACACGCATACGAGCACACAGCAGGACAGCAGTACTACTGCGTCCAGTACCAGCAACACCGATTTTTCGCATTCCTCTGACAAAGGCAACAGCGTGTCGCATACGCTCGGCACCAGTGGTTCGCAATCCCAATTATTGCAGGATTGGCGTAATACCATGCTCAACATAGATCTTATGGTAATCAACTCGCTTGAAACCCTCTTTTTAGGAATGTGGGGCAGTGGGGACAATATGACCAACGTGCCACAACTCTACAGCACGTCACTCGCCTACAATCTCGGTCACTAGAGTATACTTGACATAGACAGATTGGAGGATTATGAATGAACTAAACATGTGCGCCGCACCGCTCGACATTGACCCGCGGCAGCGCTATTTCACAACTGTTCAGCCGTTCTCGTACCGTGATACATTGACTGTGCTCGGTTACGTACAGGAGGTGGCCGAACATGTGGATGAATTGCGCGAACAGCTCGACAACCTAGCAAAGGACGAGAACGCGGACATCGAAGCCATCAAGCAATTGATCGCCGGTTTTAATGAGCAGTTCGAGCGTATTAACAAAACCTTGGATGATTTGGAAAAGCAGGTTGGACAGTACGAAGACTCTGACTTGACCTATAATCCGACGCGAGGAAAATACGAGGACTCGAAAAACACTAACCGCGACATGTACCGCGAGCTTGCAGTGTTCGGCGCGCGCGTCAACCAGATGGCACAACTATCCGCGCCAATGGCCGCAGCGCACACGTGTCTTGAGTTCGCCGTGCTTGGTAATAAGACTATTTTTCACAATGATGAGCCGCGCATCACGCCACGAGACGTACACGTGGATGATGGCGATCCCGTCAATCCGCTATCGGTTGAAAATCTCGCCAACGGCGTCGTGGTTAATAATTTCATGAAAATCGCAAAATAATAGGAAGGATTACGGCAAATGGCTAGCAAAACACCAAATTATAACCTTGAAAAATATGATGCGACGGACGTGCCAAACCTTGAAGGCCAATACAACCGCTCGATGGACATACTTGACACGGCGTTGAAAACGCAGTCAGACAGGATTGACGCCATTCCGACACCGGAGTCACTTCCGGAAGGATTGAGTGCGTTCGCCACCGCTCTCGGACTGAGCGCCGCGAACGCCAATGCCCTCGGCACCGCCCTCAATCATTTTCTCAATCGTGTTCCAGCCACCAGTGGCGGACAGTACACCGTCAAAAACCTCAACGACACGAAGGTCACGGCGGAGGGCCTGCCGTTCGTCTCTACCACGGCTTCGGGGGATTGATGGATATGGCAAACAGTCAGCAAACCACGCCCGTGGACTCCGCGGAATATGACGTGACCCGGCATTGGGGATTGCCGCTTTACAATGACGCGACATCTATGGACATGCGCGATGGATATAACCGCGCCATGCGCATAATTGATCAAGCGCTCACCCAATTGCAGACTCAAATACGAGAGAAGGATTGATAAATGGCTACCGCGTACACGAAAACCGATAATTACGGCTTGAACCTCTATGGCGACAACGACCCCGCCGACCTGAGGGACGGCTATAACGGCTCCATGCGCATCATCGATACGACTTTGGAAACGCATCTTAATCGCATCGAAGCCGTAGAGTCGCGTGAAACACACGACGAGGAGGTAGCCAAAGCGCTGCTTGGCGATAACACTGTAGACAACGCAACCGCCGCGAAAACCAAGTGGGATAAAGCCGGTGCCGACGCCACCGCCGCCACAGCCACAGCTTCTGCAGCCGCAAGCAAGGCTGACAATAACAGCGCCATTCTCGCCGCACTCGGCGCGGATACTGCCGCGCATGCTACCGCAAGTAAAAACAAGTGGGACAAAGCAGGTGCTGATGCCACGACCGCCATTGGCAAGGCGGACGCGAACAAGAAAATTCTGACCGCGTTAGGAGCCGACACCGCCGCGCACGCAGCCGCAAGTAAGACCAAGTGGGATAAAAACACGACGGACATTGCCGCCTTATCAACCTCGGTAGGCGACAATTCTTCGCAGATCGCAACCATTTTGGAAAAACTGGGGCAAGCGCAGTATGAAGACGGATATCTTGTGACGTTTGGCGACTCGTATGCGGATAATACGAAAAGTCGTACGTGGTCATACCAGCTTGCGCAAATGTTCCCGCTACTGACTTGGAAAAACTACGCGAAATCTGGCGCAGGTTTCAACGTGTCCGGCATTCCGACTTTTGCTCAGCAGGTTGCCAACTGCGTGGCCGATACCAGCGTGGACAAAGCCAAAGTCAAGGTTGCCGTATGCGCGGGCGGACGGAACGATATCCTCGATTACACCACCGGACGCACAAAAGCGCAGAAATGCGTGTCAGCCATGCGAGCCGCGTTTCCGAACGCCATTGTCGTGATCGCTCCAATGCTTTTTGATTCCGCCGTTCTCAATGAGGACGGTATGAATAAATATTCAGGACTTCTGAACGGATGCAAGGATATCGCGTTCGGGGACTCGCATGTCGTTTTGGCCGATGGAGCCTACGTATGGTGCAAAGGTAATACCAATTGGTTTCCGTCCGGAGACATTCACCCCAACGAGTACGGTGCGAAGGCGATTGCGAAATACTTGTACACGGCGTGCCGTGACAGTTATCGCGGACGGCAGGAGTATGCCGTTTCAATGTTCGGCTCCATGCCGGTGGAATTCCTCTTGCAAAACGCAATGATAACCGCCAGTGGACAGGGGCAGATTCCGTCAATCGGACAAGGACATGGCGGAGAGTTGGCAAAATGGTGCCTACCGCGACATAATATTTGGAGTTGGATAGTCACAGGAGGAAACAGCAACACACCACGACTCGGTTTCATCCAACCAAACGGAACGTGGGGAGTGTTCAATCCTACAGTGTCCGATCAAGGCAACTGCTCGTTCATCGCCGCATACGCCGCCTGAGATAGTAATAGCCATACCACTACAATGGTGGTATGGCTATTACTTTTGATGATTGGATAAAACAAACTCAAGGCCGGTTTTGGGATATGGACGGGGCATATGGCGCACAGTGCTGGGACTTGTGGGCCAAATATTGTATGGACTTATACGGCGCGTCCGTAAGTGACTGCATCACGCCAACCGGATACGCGGAAGGCAACTACACGTGCTTCCCGACGAGCACTAAGATGGCGCAGATTTTCGAGAAGAAACCCGCTGACTATTCTCCCGTCAAGGGTGACGTGGCGTTTTGGAATTTCTCAAGCCAACACACCGGCTCACACGTGAGCATTGTCATGGAGGATGGCGTGCATAACGGACGCATCACCGTGTTGTCTCAAAACCCTAATCCCGCGCAGCGCATGACGTTCGACCTAACTGCATTCTTGGGCTATCTGCACCCCAAAGTGCTAGGAGAGGGGGGTGGCACAACCTCGACAGAGAAGAACCCAACCGGAGACAATAGTCACGGTTCCGCTGACTCCGCGCGTGGTGGCGCGTGGATACATTGGCAAGGAGACAACCTTTATTTGCACGAAAGCGATAATGCCGGAACGCGGACGCGCATATTCTACAAGACGACGGCCAATAATTTTTCGGAAAAAGCGTCACAATCACAGCCGTCCAGCGACAACGGACAGGCGCATCCATCTACCTCAATATCGCCGGAAAACTCTTACGCCTTATATGTGGTGGGCACGGTCGAAACGGGGCTACGGTGGGATGCAGTCGAAACAGCCAACCTGCAAGGCATTGGAATTGCGCAATGGAGTTTCGAGCGCCGACTCCAAGTGCTCAATGCGATGAAGGCCGCAGACCCAGCCGGATATACAGCATTCAAGGCGTCCGCGCCTGAGATCGCGTCTCTTATGGAGTCGGGCGGCACGTTCAAACGTTCGCTCACTTCGGCGGAAGCGTCCGCGTTCCGCACGTGGGCGGCACGCAATGAGTCGCGTGACGGCCAACGCAAGCAGTTCGCGGAGGATTGCGCGGGCTATCCGAAGCAGTACGATGACGCCAAAATGCAGATTCTCTGGGTAACTGCATATCACCAGTCGCCCGCCAACGCCCTCAAGGTACCGAAGGCGTCGAATCTCGCACAGCTTAAAAACAACATTCTAAGCACGTTCCCGTTCGGCCCGTACACGACTCGATACAATCAGGCATATTCACTGCTGAGTGTATGGGATGGCAAGTCGAACCCGCCCGCATTCTAAAGTGTGGTATACTTAATAGTGGCGGTAGTTATGTGATGACCTTTCCCTTTAAACGGCCGCCAAATGATAGGTTGGTGGAGGGCGTGCGAGTCATGGCGCACGCCCTCCACTAGTTTTAGGAGGGTTGCAAGCATGACATTGCAGACGCTTGACGAACATGACTATTATAACCTGCACAATCTGTTGACACGAAACGCACCGTGGAATTTTGTGATCGGGGCGCGTGGACTCGGCAAAACGTTCGCCGCCAAACGATACGGAATCAAGGAATATCTCAAGCGCGGCCATGAGTTCATTTATCTCAGACGAACCGACGTGGAACAGCATAGGAAAGAGACCTTTTTCAAGGATGTCCAAGAGTTCTTCCCCTCATACGAATTTCGTGTCAATGGCGAAAAAGGGCAGATTCATAAGACTTCTTGGGACGAAAAGGATTGGAGGACATGCTGCTATTTCGTCGCACTCTCGCAGGCGGGCGGACTCAAGTCAGTCGCCTATCCGAAAGTGCATCTTATTATTTTCGACGAGATTTTCCCCGACAATCTTAGATTCTTGAGCAATGAAGTAAACAGTTTTTCCGAGTTTTACAACACGGTTGACCGATGGCAGGATAGGACAAAAGTACTGTTTCTGTCTAATGCCGTTCAAAAGGCTAATCCGTATTTCGCCAAATACCGGCTAGACATTGGCGCACAGCAAGCCAACCAGCAACAGTACAAACTTTATTGCGGTGGCTTCGTGTGTCTCGAATTGGCCGACTATGGTGGTTTCTCGGCCAAAGTCGCCAAGTCAAAGTTCGGCAGATTCCTCGAACGGTACGACGGCGACTACGCCGACTATGCGATACGCAACAAATTCCGCGACGAGTCGGATACGCTAATTGCGCAGATACCACAGGACGGCGAGCTGTCATACATTTTGGACACCACCGATTACGCGCAATTCGGCATATGGATATCCGTGTCCGAACGCGACGGACATGTTTCACAATATGTTTCACGACGCATTCCAAAAGACAACAATCGCCCCGTCTACACACTTGACCCGAATCACGTTGACGAAAAAACATGGTATGTCAAAAAATCAGACGATATAATACGCCGACTCACTACCGGCTATCGACTTGGCAAAATACGGTTTGATGACTCGCAAGTCAAGGCCGATTTTGGCTTGATTATCGGAGAATTGCTAGGCAAGTAATAGAGAGGAACAGCAACAATGACAACAGCGGACGTATGGTGTACTATCGCAGTAACGTTCTTCATCACCACCGACTACGTAACCGGTGTGGCGAAAGCCATCATGCAGGATAATCTGAGTTCCAAAAAAATGAGGGAGGGGCTAGGACACAAGTTCGCCTACTTCATTCTCGTATTGGTGGCATGGTTTATCGATGAAATAAATCTGCATGTTGATTTAGGTCTGCCGGTGTCCGTATTCGTTTGCACGGTGGGCGGAATATGCCTAATCGAGCTTACATCGATTCTGGAAAACGTCACAGCGATCAATCCGGACTTAGCGGACGCTCCATTCATGCAGGTTTTCGCCCAATCCACCAATGACAAGCATAAGGCGGAATGATGGACGGCGTGAAATGGATAGGCTCACCAAACCACTACAGTGGACGAGCCGGACACAAGGTCACACATATAACCTTGCATATCATGGCCGGTTTCCTAGCCGGTACCGATAGCGTGTTCTCACGTTCATCCAGTCAGGCGAGCGCGCACTATGGTATCGGCTCAACCGGTGAAATACACCAATACGTGGACGAAACTAACGGAGCATGGTCAGACGCCAACTATGAATCGAACATATCAACAATCAGTATAGAGCATGAGGGTGGCATACCGCAGGCAAAATGTACGCAAGCATGTATCGACGCAAGCGCCCGGCTATGCGCAGACATAGCGCAACGCTACGGACTGGGAACGCTATGGCACGACGGGACACGCGGCAACATATGGTTACATCGAGAAATCAGCGGCACCGACCACGCCACATGTCCAGATCTCGCACCAAATGGGTTACCATACCAGCAAGTAATCGACAAAGCCAACAAGATAATAGGAGGCACGACAATGACCAATGCGGGGGATGAAGTTTGGAACTGGGCATACAAGCCGGACGGGGAAAACGCCACACCGGGCGGCAACATGTACAATCTACTCACTTACGAATTACCGACACGCATTCGTGACGGCATCATGCAATACAATTTCAAAAACACCGCACCGGGAGGCAACGTTTACAACACTCTTTGTTTTGAAATACCCGGAATGCTGAAACAACTCGCCAAAACAATCGAAGAACAGCAAAAGCAAATCGATGCGCTGGGCGAAAAAATCGACAAACTGCAAAAATCGGACAAACAGTGACGGAGAATAAGTAAAGCCCCTAGGATTACGCCTAGGGGCTTACTTGTTATCTATCAGTCACCGTTATCAATTGAGATAACATACTTACGACACGGACGCCCCTTTTTCGAGAGGCCCTGAGCAACCTCAATATAATCATAATCAAAACTCAACATTAACTCAATAACCGAAGAGAGAGCAGAATCAAAAGTGGTAACAGAATCATCAATCAAACCATTATTACAAACAGTACCGGTATACACATCTTCGATACCGACTTTATATACATTATCCGGCTCAATCTCGATAACGTAAGCATTAAACTTAATCATTTTATTTCCTTTCCCTCGAAGCGGATAACTACAGCATAACACAAACAAAACAACGACACGCCCGAAAACAAAACGAAGCAGGACAATGAAAAAATTGACACAGTGTCAACGCCCGCAATTAGACATTTAGACAAACGTCTAACAATACCCCCCAACCAACCTACGGTTACGTAACCGTAACTTAGCACATATTGTTGCATATACAACCATTGACACAGTGTCAACGCCCGCAATTAGACATTTAGACAAACGTCTAACAATACCCCCCAACCAACCTACGGTTACGTAACCGTAACTTAGCACATATTGTTGCATATACAACCATTGACACAGTGTCAACGCCCGCAATTAGACATTTAGACAAACGTCTAACAATAC